GTCAAGAGATAGGGAGTGGTTCATGTTTGCATGGATTTTAGCCCTTATGTTGCGGCTAATTTTCATGCCTATCCTCGAAGAGATGTTTAAACGCACAGGGCATCTGCTGCCGTATGCACCTGTTGATTCACCCGAGAGGTTCGGATTTGTTGTTGTTAATCTTATGGATATTGTGCCCGTTGTTGTGCTTAGTTGCGTCGAAGTAGCACATCATCAGACTGGGCGCTCGGTCCTTAGCGTTTTGTTTGAGCTCATCGCACGTCTCTTTACGCATTTTACGCTGTCACAGTGGCCCTTCTTTACTGCCTGCATTCTACATTGTGTGTGGAATGCTATAGCCTTGGTTAGCCACATCCATTTGTTGACCAACAAGTATTGGATGTTGGATGTTCTCGGGGGTGACCCTGATACCGATGTGAGCCTCACGCGGCTAGACATCTGCCTCGATGAACATCCTATGCGTATGGCTGAAGTCCAGCCAGGCTATGTCTCCAAGCAAGCAGACCCAACATGCAAACCCAAGTTAGGCGTGTTTGGGAGCTGGGGAATTGCGGGGTTTATCGGAACCGTTTTTCGATCCTGCTCTCATAACGAAGAGTTGTCGATGAGAGGGCGTGTTGGGAAGAAGCTGCCTGCCCACACTGACCCTGCCACTACCTCACGAATTGTGGGGAATTGGAAGCAGCTATCGCGCGAAATTTTGCCCTTTATGTTAGCCAACATACGTCGGATTTACCGTCCAGTAGAGTTTGGCCAGTGGGCTGCGTCCTTTCCGTCCGCCCGTCGGGATGCACTGCTTCGTGTTCGCGCTGATGCACAAGATATGCCGTTTAAGAAGTCAAAATTTGGGACTGGTCTTGTAGCAAAGTCTTTCATCAAGAAAGAAATAGCAGTGAAGCAGATAGGCGATCAGGTCTATAAAGATCCGCGTTTCATCCAAGGATGCCCCCTTGAATTGAGTGCTGCATGCGGACCGTATTTGCGACCTTGGACCAAGCATGTTCGAAATGGCTTGCGACCTAAACAGTATGAGATCTCAGAGATACGACGAGGTCTTCAGGTTGTTTACACCTGTGGCTTAACTAGCCAACAAATTGGGGCAGAGTATGGGAAAGCGCTGAAGTTAGTAGAGCGCGAGATGGATGAAGGTGATCAGCTCATTGTGGTTGAAGACGATCAGAGTCGTTTCGACCTGCACCTTCTTGAGGGTCCATTCTCATTCCTTAACTCAATTTATAGGGATAAGCTACCGCGGCGGGTGGCATCCCTCCTCCGCAGGG